CCCGAGCCCGGCGTAGAAGTACTTGCCGGACGACGGCTTGCGGACGATGCCGCGGGCCTTCAACTCCCGGCCGAACGTGCGCGCGTCCATCGGCTGCTCGCCCTCGCTCTGGCACCACGCCTCGTAGGTGGCGCGGACGCGGCCCGTCTCGGTGCGCACCTGGGCGACAGGGCCGCGCGTGCAGCAGTCCTCCAGGAACCGGCCGATGTGGTCCTCTTCGGCCGCGTAGACGGCGGTCGCGGCCTTCACCGACTCCGGCTCGCACAGGCCCTTGGCGAAGTGCTCGACGGCGCCCTGAACGATCCACGCCAGGATCCCGGGGCCTTCCTCGGCGACGAGGAGATCGGCGAGGCCTTCGATCTTCTTGTCTTCGGGCACCTTGTACTGGAACGGGAGCAGGCGCAGGCGCCGCCAGAACGAGTCACCGCCGGACTTCACGCGCGGCTGGTGGTTACCCATCAGCCACAGGTGGTGGGTGGGCTCGAACTCGAAGAACGATTGGTGCATGAACCGGGCGGTGAGGGTGTCGCCGCCGGTGAGTTCCTTCAGTTTCGCTTCGTCGAACCGGGCGTCGGGGTTGATCTCGGAGGCGACGACGAGGCGGAGGCCCTGCAGGCGGGCGAGTTCCTCGGAGTGCTCCTGCCGGCCGACCATGAGGAACCCGGCGGGGGCGGGGGCGGCGTAGTTGCCGAGCAGGTGCCGCAGGACGTCCATCAGCACGGATTTGCCGTTGCCGCCGGGCCCGTGGAGGAACGGGAAGACGTGGGCGCTGGTGTCGGCGCTGGCGGAGTATCCGGCGAGGCGCTGCATGAAGCCGACCAGTTCGCGGTCGCCGCCGAAGGTGTCGGTGAGGAAGGTATTCCACCGTGGGGTCGGCATGGTCGCGTCGGGGGCGACGCTGGTGGAGCGGGTGTGGAGGGCGGCGGGGTCGGGCGGCGAGATGGTGCCGTCGGTGAGGTTGATGATGCCGCCGGGGGTGTTGAGGTGGCGGGGGGCGGCGTCAAGGTCGGTGACGGAGACGGTCAGGCGGTGATCGGACTGGGCGAGCCCGAGCATGGCGGTGATCTTGTTACGGCTGAGGCTGGTGTTCTTGTGCCGGTGCGCCGCCTTCTGCATGTCGTCGTCGAAGACGTTGGGGTCGAGGTTGCGGACGAGGGCGCGGGCGAGTTCGACTGCGCGTCCGGCTTCGTCCCACGCCCACCGGTGCCCGTCCCAGGTGAGCCACGTGCCGCGCTGGGCGACGTAGCGCAGCTGGGCGGTGAAGGTGTCGGCGAACAGGAGGGCGTTACCGTCGTCGGTGAACGTGTCGGGCCAGGCGGCACCGAGGGTGGCCGGTTCGGGCTCGTTGATCTGGAGGGCTGCGGTGCCGTCGGTTGCCGGGATGGCGGCCGGGGCGGGGGTGGTGGGGGCGGGTACGGCGGTGAGGTGCCGGACGGGTTCGGGGCGCTGGCCGTAGCCGCGGCGGCGGAGTTCGCGGGCGGCTGCGCTGTGGTCGCCGCCGTGCTCGAGGAGCGCGTAGGCACCGAACTTGGTGTAGGGCACCTCGGGGGTGAACTCGCTGCTGGAGGTGAAGACGTAAAGGCGGTCGCGCTGGGGGTCGCGGCCGGTGGTGGCGGATACGCCGGCGGTTTTGCCGGGGCGTCTCCAGTACGAGGTGTGTCCGGAGGTGAACAGCAGCTGCCAGCCGTGGGGTTTGAGGATGTCGGCCCAGGGCGTGCGCTGTTCGAAGTCGTCGCCGGGCTTCAGCCCACGGTCGGCGGAGGCCGGGGACGAGCTGCCGAGGAGGAACGTGTCGGCCGGGCCTGCCGGGGCCGCGGGCTCGGGCGCCTCGGGCATCTGGTCGAGCATCCGGGCGATGGCGAGGAGCGCGTCGCGTTCGTCGGCGGTGATGTCGGCGACGGTGGGCGGGCCACCAGCGAGCAACTCCCAGGGACGGCCGGTGTCGTGGACGGGCCCGTAGGAAGGGGCCATGACGGACTGGCCGCCCTCGCCGCGGGTCTCGATGAGGTCGAGAGGGAACACCTTGCCGGGCTTGTCCGCGAGGATCTTGCGTTGCCGGTCGGTGAGTTCGTGGTCGAAGGCGGGGCGGGCGGCGAGCTTCTTATTGCCGAGGGCGGGCCCGTCGATGACGCGCCAGACGACGTGGAAGCCGCCGCTCGGGGAGCGGTCGCAGTACCCGCACTTGATCCGGTTCCACAGTTCGCCGAGCCCGGAGCCTTCGACGATCTCGTTGAACTCGCGGGCGATGCCTTCGGTGACGGCGCGGCCTTCGAACTCGAACATCTCGAGGCCGCCGGATACGGCGCCCATGACGACGCCGTATCCGGGGTGGCCGTCGGCGAACCAGGTACGCAGCTGAGCCTCGGTGGCGCGGACGGACTGGGCTTCCTTCCAGTCTCCGAGCGGCCGCTTGGTGCCGTCGGTGGCCACCCGGACGACGCTCGCGCCGGCGGCGTGCCAGGCGAGCGCTGCGGTGAGCGTGTCCTGTGGCGGCGTGGTGCTCAACGGTGCTCCTTGCGTGGGTGGGTTTGCCCGCCGCCGCGGTGCGGGGCGCGCGGCGGCGGGCGGTGCTGGGGGCGGGGGGTCAGTCGTGCTCGTAGAACTCGACTTCGATGCCGTCGCGGCGGACGGTGACGCGGGCGTGGTCGCCGAATGCGTCGAGGAGGACGTTCTCGAACGCGCCGCCCTCGATGGCATGGCGCAGCGCGTGGCACCGGTCGTACCGGGTCTTGTCCGGCCCCTGGTACGGGCCCTTTTCCCACTTCCAGCCGTTCGTGGCACCGACGCCGTCCGTCGGGACCTTGACGTGCGGCTCCTCGCCGAGGCTGCGGTGGGTGCCGTCGAGCTCCAGCTCGTACTCGTCGTCGATGTCCTGGTCGGCGTCAGTGCGTACCCACAGGCCGTAGACGCTGAAGGTGCAGGGGTCGCCGTCGTTGAAGTACGGGGTGCACTGGCGCCACCCGAACTCGACGATCGTCGGGTCGTCGAGGACGGCCTGAAGGATCGGCTGGAGTTCCTCGATCGGCTTCTGCTCGGTGCGGGTCTTACCGCGGGTGATGTCGCCTTCGACGGGGATGCCGAGGAAGTTGCGCTTCTGCTCGGTCACTTCGTGTCTCCGGGCGTGTTCAGGAGCAGGTGGGAAAGGGGCACGGTCTTGCGCTGGCTGCCGGACATCCACGGCCGGATGGGCATGCCGTCGATGTAGTCCGCGGGCGACGGGAGCCAGCCGAGGTCTTCGAGGACGTGCTGCTCGGCGATCAGCCGGACCGGGACCCGGACGGTGTTGCGGGCCTTGGGGACGTCGAGGGTGACGCCGAAGATCCGCTGACACAGCCAGATGCCGGTGGTGTGGTGGTAGAGGGAGCGGTGGCGGACGTCGCCGATGACCTGCTTCGAGCTGTCGATGAACTCGTGGATCGGCAGGTATAGATCCGGCTCTCCGCCCCACTTCCTGGCGGAGGACTGTGCGTGATTGAAGGAGTTCACTGACCTCCTCCTTTCGGTGAGTTGGCCCACCCGCCGCCGCGCGGGGAGGTGCAGCGGCGGCGGGCGGTGCTGGGGGTGGGGCCTAGAACGGGGGCATCTCGCCGGTGATGGTGTTGACGCCGGGCGGCGCGGCGCCCGCGACCTGCGCGGCGGCGGCGTTCCAGTCGATGGGGCCCGGGGTCTGCACGGCGCCCGGGACCTGCGCGGGCGGCGCCGCCGGGGCCGCCGTGGCGGGGGTTCCGCCCCAGGCGCCCAGCTCGATGGACGCGGCCGTCTCGTACTTCGCGACGTACTGCTTGGGCGGGGACATGCCCCGCTCCTTGGCCTGTCCGTCGTGCGTGTAGCGGACGTGCAGGGTGCCGCCCACCTCCAGGCCGCGGGCACCGGCCTGCCGGACCGCGTCGGAGACGGCGTTTTTCATCTGGCCCTTGATGAAGATGCGGCGCTTGCCGTCGTCGTCCTCGAGGGCCGGGTCGCGCAGGTCGGTCTGCACGGTGACGACGAGCTGCATCATCGGGTCGCCATCAGCCCAGAACTTCTTCTCGCCGGACTTGATGTCGCGCTGCTGCTCGAGGGTCGGCGGTTCGGTGATGCGGCCACCGATGACGGTGCCGGGGGTGGGGAACTTGGCGGTGGGTGCTCCACCGCCGCCCATGAGGAAGCTGTTCGCGTCCACTGATGCTCCTGTGCTTATGCGATGAGGGATTCGAAGCCGTGCCGCGCGGGGCGGTCGGCCTGGATGCCGGGGCAGCCGACGGCGAGGTCGGTCGAACCGGGCTTGAACCACTCGCAGAACCGGCACTTCGCCAGTTCGTCCGTGGGGATTTGGGACCACCAGGCGTGGTCGTAGGGGGCGTTCGCGTCACCGGATGCGGTGAGGCGGGCGCGGATGCGGTCCAGGCGGGCGAGCGCATCGAGGGCGACCTGCCGGTCGTAGGGCTCGGTCCAGACGTGGACGCGAAGCTCGTGGTAGCGGCCGACGAAGCAGATCGCGACGCGTTCGACGTGCTCTCCGGCGTTCTCCTGGCCGAGCCCGTACAGGTGGGCCTGGGTGCGGTACTGGGGGCCGGGGCCCTTGCGCCGGTAGTTGTCGAGCGTGGTGTGGCCGACGAGTTTCCAGTCCCACACGGTGCTGGTGGCGCGATCGAACAGGTCGGTGCTGCCCGCGATGACGGCGGCCTCGATGGGGTGGGGGCGGACGGTGACCCGCTCTTCCACCTTGTAGCGGGGCCGGCCGTCGGGCAGCACCGTCTGGCGGCGGGTGAAGGCTTCTTCCATCCAGGTGTGGAAGCCGGTGCCGATGATGCTGGCGGCCGGGTCCCCCTCGGCGGCGGAGCGCGGCCAGTCCAACTCCTTGTAGGTGAGGCGCCGCTCGCAGGGGTCGCCGACCTCGGACGGGCCGAGCCGCTTCTGAAGGGAGCGGGGCGCGTTGAGGGCGGTGTCGACGATGAGCGCGGCGATGCGTTCGGCGAGGGCCTCGCCGGTCTCGTCGGAACCACTGGTGCGGGCCATGAATCACGCGTCCTTGCTGGGCTGGGTGTTGAGGTGGCGTTGGCGGTTCGGGCGGACCAGGAGGGCGATCACGACGCGCCACCCGTCGTCGACAGGTCGTGACCGACGCGGTAGGTGTGGTGCAGCGGCGAGTCGTGGGGGTCCTCGAGCTGCAGGGCCTGGGTGGGGGCGATGCGGCGGGTGATGCCGTCGGCCTCCGTCTGGTCGCACTGCCTGTCGAGCAGCTCTCGCAGGTGCCGGACGCGAGGGGCGGCAGGCAGCTGCGCGGCCTTGTCGGTGAGCGCGTACACGATCGGGTCCTCGTCGACCGGCCGGTCCTTCGCGGCGAGCTGCTCCTCTGCCTGGTCCGCCTGGGCCCGCTGCTCCCGGCACAGCCGGTCCAGCGTGTCCGCCCGGGACATCTGTGCGGCCACGCAGGCGTGCAGGTGCTGGATCTGCTCGACCGGGTTGAGGAGCCGGACCTCGGCGTCGCCGTAGGCGGCGGCCTCCAGCTCGGCGATGCGGGCCTGCAGCTTGGCTACCTCGGCGGCGTGCTCGGGGGAGTTGAGCAGGCACGCGCTGTCGAGGGCGATGGCCAGGCCGGTCGGCGTGCGACGGTCCTGCTGCATCGCGGCGAGGATGACGCCGGCGGCGGCGTTTACCGCGCGCGTCGTCATGCCGGACTCGCTGCGGCGGGGCAGTGCCTGGTCTGGAATGATCGGAGCCATGAGGCTCCTCCTCTCGTGGTTGGTGTGAGGCGCCGAGTCGTTGGGTCGCCGGGCCGGGAAGTCGGGCGGCCCTTCGGCGTATTCGGGGTCAGGCGGCGGTCGCCAGCTGGTGGTGGCGCTGCCTCATCAGGAGCCGCTCGTAGGCGGCCGTGCGTTCCGGGCTCAGCCGTCCTGCCGCGTAGTCGGCGGCGATGTCGGCGAGCGCCTGGTCGAGTACGGCGCGCGCGGCGGTGTAGGCCTGGGCGCGGGTCGCGGTCGGCGCGCTCACGTTGATGCCTTGACACGTGCGCCCGGCTTGAGCAGCGCGGCCATGGGCAGGCCGTAGATGAGCTCGACGCGGGCGGCGGTGTGGACGCTGGGTGCTCCGTGGCCGTGCCACAGGCGCCAGCCGGTCATCGTGCCGATGCCGAGCTTGGCCGACATCTGCCAGCTGTTCGGTTGGCCGGCGGCTGCGGCGGCTCTCTGTAGTGCTGTTCGGTCGTACCTCACTTAGGCATACCTCTCTTGTTCGGCAGGTAGCTACCTGCCGCAGTAGGTAGACGCTACCACTATCTACCGGGTGAGGTAGATAAAAAAGACGTGAAGGCCGTGTGATTACGCAGCGTTTGGTGAGGCGCCTCAGTGTTCGAATTTTTGCGCGAAATGCCGTGTGCGGTATGGGTTGCGGCGTCGAACAGGCCGGGGATAGTGTGCGGAGACCATTTTCCCGGGATATGCCAACTGGCCCACGGGGGGCTCCATGACGCGATAGCTACTTCTACCGACCTATCGCACGCGATAGCCTCGGCGACATGTCTACACACCCGACGGATGCCCAGCGCTTCGGCGCATGGCTGACCAAAGAACTTCAGGCGAGGGGCTACGATCTCGGGCCCAGAGGCGGAGGCCGCGCACGATTCGCACACGACGCAGGCGTCAGCCCCCAAGCCCTCGGCCGGTGGCTTCGCGGCATCGAACGCCCCAACACCAACGCCATCGAACAAGTCGCACGGCGCCTGGGTCTTCCTATCGCACCCATGCTCGCCATGTGCGGCTACATCGACCCAGAGGAGCTACCGGCCCGGGGGGACCGGAGCATCACTCAGCGTGAGGCCCTAGAGGCGTTGGGTGTCACCAATCCAGCTCACCAGCAGGCAGTACTCACCATGATCAGCGCCCTCACAGGGGGGGCGAACACCAGCTAGGAGCGCACGACATGAACCGTATCGATATTCGCCCGCGCACCCGCTACACGCTTGCCGGCCTGGCGGGCCTCACCCTGATCGTGGGCCTGGACATCCAGGTAACTGCCCGTGCCACCGGCGTCATCACCAAGGCGTCGGACATTGGTCTCGCCCTCAGCATTCTGGGCACCCTGAGCCTCGCCGCCACCCTCCCGGCCGCCGCCCGGTCGTTCTACCACTGGGCGCACGACCGGGGAGTGACGTCCCATTCCCGGCAGTTGCGTCTCGATGCCGTGCTCCCTTCCCGCGACACCGCTGACGTGGTGCACCTGGGGAAGCGCGCAAGATAGCGCCATTGCATTGCCTCGAGGCCCCGGCGCTGCACCGCGTCCGGGGCCTACCTGTACCCGGAGCCCGACATGAGCACAGAGCCGTTCATCGGATACGTCCGCGTCAGTACCTGGCGCGAGGAAAAGATCAGCCCGGAGATCCAGCGTGCTGCGATCACCACATGGGCGCAGCAGACAGGCCGTCAAGTCATCGACTGGGTGGAGGACCTGGATGTGTCCGGACGGCACTTCAAGCGGAAGATCATGGGTGCGATCCAGCGCGTCGAGCGCCGCGAAGCCAGAGGGATCGCCGTCTGGAAGTACAGCCGGTTCGGCCGCGACGACTACGGCATCCAGATCAACCTGCGTCGCCTCGAACAAGCGGGCGGCACGCTGGAGTCGGCGACGGAGCGGATCGACGCAACCACCGCCGTCGGCCGCCTGAGTCGCCATGTGCAGTTCGGCATCGCGGAGTTCGAGTCGCGGCGCATCGGCGAGCAGTGGCAGGAAACCCACAAGCACCGCATCGCTCAGGGCGTGCCATCCGCCGGCCGCCCCCGATTCGGCTACATCTGGCACCCACGCCGCATCCCCGACCCGGCCTCGCCTACGGGATACAGCACCCAGCAGGAGTTGTACGAGCCGCACCCCGAGCTGGCGCCCCTCGTCGCATCCCTCTATGCCCAGTACCTTGGCGGCACCGGCATGGTCGCCCTCGCCCAGCAGCTCAACGCCGTCGGCCACCAGACCACGCGCGGCGGTCCGTGGGGCTACGACAGCCTCCTGCGCTACATGGACTCCGGGTTCCCGGCCGGGATGCTGCGCGTCCGCGACGACTGCGATTGCCCCAAGGCCGAAGGTCGCGGCTTTAAGAGCTGCGGGCACTGGCGGTATACCGACGGTGCGCATCTGCCGATCATCGGGTACGGCATCGACACCGATCCCACACAGCTGTGGGAGGCGTACCGGGAGCGGCGATCCCTGGTCCGCAGTCAGCCACCTCGCGCGCGCCACGCCACCTATGAGCTCACCGGCCTGGTGCGCTGCTGCTACTGCGGTCACTCGATGAGTGCGAAACGGCGCGGTGGCGGCCGGGATGCGGACTGGCGGTGCTCGCGCCGGGCGGGCGGCGTGCCATGCCCCGGCACCGCGGCCCCCGGCGGCTGGCTGCTGGCCGAGGTTGTGCTGCCCTTCATTCGGGAGGTGGCGGCCGGTGTGGACGCGGCCCCCGCCACCATTTCCGCGCCGCGGTCGGCAGGCCCCGACCCGGGGGTGCAGCGGGCGCGTCTCTCCACCGAGTCCGCGCGTCTCTCCGATGCGCTGGGCAGGCTCACCATGGACTACGCCCTCAACCCCGACCGGTATCCGGCCGACGCCTACGACCAGGCTGTGAGGCGGTTGGAAGCCGACCGCAAGCAGGTGCTGGCCGAGCTGGCGCAGTGCGAAGAGGAGAAGCTGGTGCGGACGGCGGCCGACTTCCAGCCGCTGGCGGCTGACCTGCTTGCCCAGTGGGAGGAGCCGAACCTCCTCACCGTCGTGACGAAGAACCTGCTGCTGCGGCAGCTGATGCGGTACGTGTGGGTGCTGCCTCGCCCATCCCGCTATCAGGCTGCGGCGCGCGTGATCCCCGTGTGGGAGGACGAACCCGCACTCGTCCAATAGTGCTAACGTGCTGGCCCTCGGGGGGCGTGAGTGGCAGTTTGTAGGCCATGCCCGACGGCATCGCCTACAAAGTGGCGGAGTCTCTGACCTGCTGAAACGGTGTTCTCGGACGACAAAGGACCCCAGGCGGCATGCCGCCTGGGGTCCTGTCGTTTCTGCGCCGGGATGTCTACGTGCCGCGGACGCGGCCCCGAAGCGGAACGTGAGCTACCGTATACGGTCTGCACATATGATTTCAATGGCCAACGTGATTCGGCAACATTCTGCCGTGACAGGATGATCATGGGGCCGTGACCGTAGACGCGTGCTCGATCCCCCGCCCGGCCTCAGCGCGTTCCGGCGCCTACTCGCCGACCACATTCGCGAGGCACGCACCGGGCGGCGCCTGTCCCAAGAGCAGCTCGCCCATGCTGCCGGACTGGCCCCCCGTACCATCGGCGCCATCGAGTCCGGCCGCGCCGGAACCAGCACAGATAGCCTGTACGCCATCGCTCGCGCCCTTCAGGTGCCCGTCGCTCACCTGGTCCAGGACGAGGTCGAGCCCCGACCGTAATGCCCAGCCGGGGCTCTCCTGCGACGGATCAGGCGCCGAGCGTCCCCGCCTTCACGGCGCCGAGGAACGAGGTCCAGGCCGCGCTTGAGGCAGCCGTCGCGCCGCGGGGGCGGTCCTTGGTGTCACGGAAGAACGCCCCGCCGACGGCCTTGGCGACCTCGACGCAGGCCCCGTTGCCGCCGCTGTAGCTGGACGTGGCCCAGGTGAGTTCGTCGGTGTTGTGCATGGTTGCCTTTCGGTTGTTTCCTTGCCGTACCGGCGCGGGTGGCGCCGGGGGTTGTTATGACCACGTGCTCCCGGACGTGTCCGTGAGGCTGGTGCGGCCATTGAAGCGGTCGACGTGCTTGCCGGCGTGACCGGGCCGGAGGGTGCACCGTCCCGCCTTGCGCGGGTTCCGTGCCCAGCAGTAGCCCGCCGCCCGCCCGGCTGCGCGGGACTTCTCCTCGTCGTTTCCGCGGGTCTTCACTGGTTGTCTCCCTGTCGGGTGGGTGTGGGGCGTCGGGGGCGCTTGGGGCAGCGGGGTCCGCATTTGTAGACCTCGACGCTCAGGTCGTGGGCGCCGATGGAGCCCTGCGCGCGGCCGACGGACCGGGCCCCGTGGGTGAGCCGCTTGCCGCACCAGCAGCAGTCCCACCCCGAGTACTGGGCGTAGGTCAGATCGGCGACCGGGGGCGGCTTCGGTTTCCAGGTCATCGGTCGGCGAGCGGGACCAGGCCGCGCTGCTCGCGGCAGGGAGCGCAGGCCCACAGGGCGATGGGCGGTGCGCTGTTGCGCTCGATCGCGTCCACTATCACCGCGGTCTCCGACGGACCCTTGTGCCAGTCGCACCGGCGGCCGACCGATTCCTGGTCTGTGCTCTGCGACGGGGTGTGCGTAGGCTCTGCCATGTCGACTCCAACCAGTCGGCCACGCCCGGGGCCGTTCGCGCGGTCGCCGGGGTTCATACGATCTGGCCAGGATCTTGTGATGCACGGTGCCGCCTCGATCCCCTAGCGGTAATCTCACGGTGAGATGGCTTTCCATCCCGCCATGGAAACCGGGGGCCCGCGCCATGCCGACCGCAATCGAACCGATCGAACTGCCCGACTGGGCATGGGAACGCGCCGAGGTGCGCCAGGCCCTCCGAGCCCGTGACATGGGCGCCGTCTTCCGTCACGTGCAGCAGTACGCCGGCGCGAGTCAATCCCGCATCGCCATGGCCACCGGAATGACCCAGGCCCGCGTCAACGAGATCATCAACAGGCGCCGCGAGGTGTCCCGCCTCGACGTGTACGAGCGGATCGCCGATGGCCTCCACATGCCCGACGATGCCCGTCACCTGCTCGGCCTCGCAGCGAGCCGCGAGAAGCGCTCCGGCGGACCAGCCTTCGACCTCGCAGCGTTCCCCGAGGTGGTCCGCGTGTACGCGGCGCAGAACTCCGCGGCCGAGGAGATCCAGCAGCAGGCCCGCGAGGCGCAGGAGCTGGACGTCCTGGCCGTGCGCGGCCTCGGCCTGATCGGGCTGAACGACAGTCTTCTGCGCGCCTGCCTGCCCCGCGACCAGGGCGGTAAGGGGCTCCGTATCCGCGTGCTGCTGCTCGACCCGGACTCCGATGTCCTGGATCGCCGCGCAGCCGAGATCGGGGAGTCCTCCGAGTCCCTGGCCGGAGGTGTCCGGCTTGCCGAGGCCAGACTCCGCGAACTGGCCGCCTCGTCCGAGATCGAGGTGTACAGGTACCGGATGCTGCCCACTTGGCGGCTCATCCGCACGGACTCCACCATGTTCGTCAGCGCCTTCGATGCGGGGTGGGAAGGCCACGAGAGCGCCACGTACAAGGTCATGGAGACGCCGCACGGGCCCCTCTTCCGGGGGTTCCGCCGCATGTTCGATGCACTTGTCGACGGCGCGCAGCGGACAGTCTGAACCGAGAGGGGAAGCGCACGTGATCGAGGCGGAGTTGAAGGCCCGGGTTCACTCGCCCGAGGCGGTCATGCGACTGCTCGACGAGCGCGCCGAGGCCCGGGTCGAGGTGTACCAGGACACCTACTACGACCGGCCAGACGGCTCGCTGGAGAAGGCGGACCAGGAGCTGCGGGTGCGGACCGTTCACGGCACGGCTGGTCCGCGAACGGCCAACGCCCCGACTGGTCTTCAGACCGTGCTCACCTTCAAGGGCGCAACGGTCGACGAGGCCTCCGGTTCGAAGCCCGAGCACGAGACGCGCGTCGAGGACTCCGAGGCCGCGCACGCCATCCTGCAGGGGCTCGGGTACGTGCCCGCGATCGCCTTCGAGAAGCGGTGCAGGAACTACGACTTCGAGGCGCGCGGCCGGCAGATGCTCGCCACCCTCGTGCGCGTTCCCGAGATCGACGGGACGTTCCTCGAGGTCGAGACGATCGTCGACGAGGACGACGTCACGGCCGCGCTTGACGACATCCGCGTCGTGCTCGCCGACCTCGGCATCGGGACCGAGGATCTGACACGGGAGTTGTACACGGACGCGGTGGCCGCCCGCCGCAGCTGACCACGGACACGACGAAGCGGCCCCGCCCTCCGTAAAGGAGAGCGGGGCCGCGGTCATCTGGCGAACAGGGCGATGGCGCCGGTGGCCGCGCCCGCGATACCGGTGAGGATGCCGATGGTGGGTAGCGGCCATCGCGTTTGCTCGATCGCGTCCAGGCGCCGTTCATGGTCGTCGAGCCGCTTGTCGGTCTGGTCGCCGCGCTGCACCAGCAGCGCGAGCTGTCCGTCGACGCGGGCGAACCCGGCCTCGACGGTGCCGCGGAGCCGCTCCAGCTCAACGGCGACGGCCGGGTCCGGTGTGGTCACTGGCGGCTCGCCTCGTCGGTGCGCAGCCAGGCGGGCAGCAGCTGCTGCACGCCAGGCAGGGCCATGACGCGGGCGAAGCCGCCCGCGACTGCCAGCGATCCGGCGGCCCAGGGCAGGGCCGCGGGGACGCCGGACGCGGCGACGATCCCGGGCAGGGCCACGGCGACACCGACCGCGGTCTGCAGGACGGTGCGCGCGGTGCGCTTCGAGGTGTCCTTCATGGTGGCGTTCTTTCAGTCGGTGACGGTGAAGCCGTGCCGGGCGGCGAGCAGCTTGAGGGAGGCCTTGCCGGGGATGCCGTCGGCGGCACTGCCGGTGTAGCCGCCGCCGGCCGGGGAGCGCTGCCAGCGGGCATACGCCTCGACGGACTTGGTGCCGAAGCTGCCGTCGACGTACTGCGAGGCGAGCAGGCCCTCGGCCTTCAGTGCCTTCTCGACGAGGAGGACTTCGGCCTTGTGCGAGGTGTGGCCCTGCGCGGCCGCCGGGTCGTGCCGCGCGGCGTACACGACGTGCGCGAGGGACACGGACGGCTTCACCGCCGGGGCGGGCGGCGACCAGCGCCAGGACGCGACCGCCTTACCGCCGCGCGGGTCCCGGGGGTCCGCAGTCGGCGGGCAGACGCCGTCCGGGAAGCGGGGCGCGAAGTAGCCAGTGACCCGCGCGGATCCGCGCGGCGTGGCGTGGGACCAGACGCCGTTGCCCTGACCAGCGTCGGTCGACCCGGCCTTCACGCTGTTGCCGCCCTTGGTGAACACGGTGCCGGCATCGAACCCGACGACGATCTCCGTGTGCGCGCCCGCGCCGAAATCGACCCAGGCGCCGACGGACGGGTATTCGGACCACTGGCTGCGCTGCTTTGCCCAGGCCGCCATCGCGGCGACGCTGGCCGTCTTCGGCACGATCGCGTCGAGGCCGACGTCGTGGTACATGTCCCAGTCGAAGATCGCGCACCAGGCGACGCCGTCCCAGCCGTACTCCGTGCCGAACTGGGTGTGGTTGTCCCAGCCGTCGCGGCTGTTCCAGTGCTCGTAAACGCGCTCGGGGACGGCCATCACGTGGTCGACCAGGCGGCGCCAGACAGGAGTGGACATGAGGGCAGCCCCTTTCTGGGCATGAAGAAAGCCCCGGCCAGCGGCTCGGGGCTCGAGGTGGGTGGTGTCAGGGGGTCGGCTCGTCGAGGATCACGTCGTCCTTCTCGTGGCGCGTGATCCTCGTGCTGTACACCTCGGTTGCGTTGCGGCTTTCCAGGTCGGCCTTGAGGACTGCGGCGATCTGTCGCAGCACATCCTCTGGGGCGCCCCAGCCTGGGCATTCGACGGTGTGGAGGTTGTCGTACTTGGTGCCGGCGGTGATGGTGTAGCTGGTGACTTCGGCCATGAGCGTCTCCTCAGGAAGCGGCTTCGTAGGTGCCGGAGAGCCGGAACTCGTCGCTCGCGGCCCAAACGAAGGGCACGCCCGTGGCGATGTTGGCGGTGCTGCCGGACTGCGCGAAGAAGCGGGCCGCAGTGTCGCCGCCGCCGATCTGGCCGACGCCCACGTAGTTCGCGCCTGCGGATGAGTCGAAGAACCTGAGGACGGCGTTGCCGGCCGTCGACTTCGTGGCGGTGGCCACGGGCAGCGTCATGTTCCAGCTGCCTGTCCCGTAGGTGCTGGTGGAGCCCATGACCATCGTGGCCTCGAAGTGCACGGTCCGGCCGACCTTCATGTACCGGCCGTTGAGGCTGCCGTTGCCGACGGCCGGGGCGGTGCCCGTTGCTCCCCACACCGGCGCATACGTCGACCAGGCGGCGAGGATGCTGTTGAACTGGTCGCGGATCTCGCTGTTCAGGAGGGCGGCGGAGACCACCTCGCCGACCACCCAGGTGCGTGGTGCGAACGTCATGATGCCGTCGCCTCTCGCTGCGTCTCGACGGCGGCCGGTTCAGATGCCACGCCCCACGGATCGGGATCGTCGGGGTTCCACCAGTTGCGTTCGTGTGGCAGCTGGTCGGATACCTCCGCCTCGACCGCCTCGGGGTCGGCGGGGACGACGAGCCGGAACCAGCCGGCCCCGCACTCCGTGCAGGCGAACCGCGGATCGGCCGGAGAGATCACCTGGGCGGAGCCGCACGGGCAGTCGGCCACCCACCGGTTGTGGTTGATCCGGGCGTAGATGAGGTGACCGAGCAGGAACCCGTTGGGTGCCTCGAGGCGGCGCTGCTGCCGCAGCTCGGCCCACCGGAAGACGCGTTCAGCTGCGGGTATCAGCGCCCATGCGTCCGGGGGCTGGTCCGGTGGGGGAAGGTAGAACGACTCGGCGCGCTCGACGGGGATCATCTGCACCTCCTAGTAGGCCAGTCGGGTGGTGGAGCCGAGGATCGAGTACGTGGAGTCGTCGAGGATCCACACGTTGTCGGTGTCGGCGCGGCTGGTGTGGAAGTCGATGAGGTGGCGGCTCAGGCTGATTGTCTCGGTGTAGCCCTCGACGGTGACGGTCGCGGTCGCGGCCGGGGCCTGGTCGGGCAATCCGGTCAGGGCCAGCACGGTGGACACGTCGGCCGCAAGCAGGGCTCGGTAGGTGGCCAGCGGCATGCTGTACGCCTCGACGGGCACCTGCCGGATTTCCGGCGGGGGGTCCGAGTACCTGCTGACGAGCCAGTTCGCCGCGTCCGTGACCGAGTTGTCGCTGTTCTTGAACAGGTCCAGGGTCTGCTTGTACGGGCCGTAGGTGCTCACCGCAGCCTGATTGATGATGCGCTGGGTGGCGCCTCCCTGCCGCGAGGCCTCCACAATGTTGATCATTTTTTGGTCGTCGTCGGCGTACTTCACGCCGTTGGTCTCCAGGTCCGCATACTCCAGCGAGATCGCTGGCACCGGGTTGTAGCGCAGGCCGCGGCTCTGGAAGACGAGCGACGGATCGGACCGCGAGGCCAGCAGCTTCCCGCTCTCGGTGGTCTCGATCTGGCGCATGTGCGTCAGCGCCTCCTGGCCGAGGGCCTTCTGTGAGGCCATGGCGTCGAACGGCGACCCCTGGGCGGTCACGGTGAGCCCGACGTAGGAGGCGAGGCGCGCCATGCGCGCGTCCGCGGCCTCGCCTATGTGCTCGGTCGTACCGGTCGTGTAGTGAGTGACGAGCTCGGCGGAGGTGACCGACCGGCAGTAGACGGCGACCTGGGCGATCGTGCCCGACCACAGCCGGGTGTTCGCGAAGCCGCCCACCGTCAGGGTCCGCAGATCGGTGCCGTTGAAGGCGGACAGCGTGTACAGCACGCCGTCGACGTACAGCTCGTTCGCGAACTCGTTGTAGACGAAGTGGTGCAGCGCGCCGTCGGCCAGGTTCGGGGTGGCGAACGTATAGGTCTGGGTGCCCGCCGCGTTCTGGTCCTTCTCCACCACCAGTTTCCCGGTGCCCGACTCCAGCAGGACGACCATCTTGGTGCCCAGGTCCGCCGACGCCAGCGCCATCAGCACGCGGCCGTTGGTCGAGGTCGTGAACCAGGCCTCCGCGCGCACCCGGAAGTTCAGGTTGGCGTCGACGAAGCCCTGTCCCAGGTCGGCGGTCAGGTACTTGCCCGCGCTGATCGAGGCCGGGGTGAAGGTGGGGCAGCCCAGATCGTCCGACGGTCCGGTGCCCGAGTCGAAGGTGAGCGTGCCGCCGCTGCCCGCCTGGACGATGGACAGCGTGCCGACGCCCGATGTTCCCGACAGGTCTCCGGCCGTGGTGGAGTCGGCCGGCTCGGACAGCGGGTAGTAGGCGGTGGGCCGGTCGAGGAGGATCTCCTCGACCAGCATGGGCCGCAGCTCCTTGTTGATCCCGGTCCACTTGATTGCGTCTGTGCAGGGGATGGTGACCTTCGAGTTGAGGCCCTCCCATTCGAGGGGCCACTCGTTGACCATGCCGTAGAAGCGGGGCCAGACTTCGGCGCCGACCAGATCCCACTCGGCGAAGTCGGCGACGCCTCCGGAACGGAACGCGGCGAACTCGGCCTGCACCTGGTCGCTGGCCACCCACGCGGGAGTGGCCAGCGAGCGGCGTACCGTCCAGCCGAAGCCGTCGGGGCTGGTCTCGAAGTAGACCGTGCCGGAGGCCTCGCGGATGCGCAGCCACGCATGGTCGACCGGGCTGTAGGTGAGGCTGGTGGGCGACGCATCCGACGACGCCACCTCGTTCAACGCGAGGAGCTGGCCGGTGAGCGCGTTGTACTGCCAGCGGAAGCGGGTCCCGCTGGTCTGCGAGTAGACATACATGCTCAGCGACGCGGAGGACGAGCCACCTGCCGCGGGGATCGTGCACAGCTTGGCGGTGAGCTTGGACCCGGCCAGGGTCCACGCGCGGTTGCTGGTGTAGCGGGAGGTGACGCCGGGGGTGACCGGCAGACGCATGCGGCCGTTGGTCTCGAGCGCCCCGCCGGCCGTCGTCCACAGCGCCGCATTGATGCGGCCGTCGTCAAAGTCGTCGCTGAGCTGGGCGATCGGCCAGGGCGCGGCCCCGGTGGTCACGTCCATGGTGGCGACGCTGATCCAGATGGGCACGTTCTTCTTGACGCTCGGGTAGTACGGCGACGTCGTCCGGGCGGCTGTGAACCGCCCGTCGCTGTTGTCCAAGGTCAGGGTGGCCGTGCCGGGCTGGGTCTCGGACAGCTCGTCCTGAGCGCCCCGGCTGGTGGAGATCCCCGACTCGGCGAGGTCGACGTACTGGGTGATGTCCGTCCGCACCGGCGACGCGGAGGTCAGGCTGTAGCCGAAGGCGATCTCGACGATCGGACGTGTCACGCTGTCCCCCTTTCAGGCCAGGCCGAGGCTGCCGCCGCCGAGGTCGCGCTTGAGGGAGAGCAGGCCTTGCCGGATCTCCCGCCACACCGCTTGGGCGTCGGCGCCGGGCCGTACCTCGACGTTGAGGTTGATGACGACGCCTCCTCCGCTTCCCCTGCCTGCGGGGCGTCCGAGGACAGGGCGCGCGCCGGCCACGCGGCCGGTCACCACGTCGAGGGCGCGGTCGAGGACGGGCACCCCGTCGACCAGGCCGCGCGCCAGGCCCTGCGTGGAGTACGCGCCGAGCTGGGCCATGACGGTGGACGGGGACTTGATGCCGAGGGCCTTCTTGATGGACTTCTGCATGCCCTTGGCGATGGACATCATCAGCTTTTCGATGTCCTTCTGCTGGCCCTCCAGCCCCTTCAGGAACCCCTTGCCCGCGTTCTTCCCGGCGTCGTACAGGCGGTCCGCGCCGACCTGGCCGAGCGTCGTCGTGGACTTGTCCAGCTGCCCCTGCAGGGAGTTGATGGACTTGAACGTGTTCTTGTCCGCCCCGGCGAGGGCGCTGGCGTAGGCGTAACCGGCCTCGGGGCCCAT